TGAACAATAACCAAAAGAAACAAGTCATCTTCAATTGCATTGACCTCGGGATGGACAATCATACTGCATACCTTTATGCTTCATGCACCCCGGATGAGATAGAAGAATTAGAAGAGGATGAAGCATTTCAAAGTCAAATAACTGCAAAGGTTGCGGCTCTTGAGTATTCTTTATTGCAACAGCATGAACAGGTTATTGCCCTTGCAGTTGAACGTGGCCAAGCATCACCCCTACAATGGAAGCTTGAAAGAGTTAATCCGGGTCGTTGGGGAAATTCTAATAAACAATCTGAATTACCAATTGTCATACCAAGCATAGTCATAAATAAAGTAATTCACGGCAAAAAGGAATCCACTTGAAAGAGTTGCAAGTCAACATAGACTATGTGGAAAAGATCCACGACTTTTTTGAAAACAATCAACACAAAGAAATTTTTGTTATCGGTGGTGGAAGAGGCAAAGGGGCAACGTGGGGCATAGGCAATGAACTTATTCAGCACGCACTTCAGCGTGAAGAATTTATTTTATGCACAAGGGAAATAAAAGAAAGTGTTGATTACTCATCACGCAGAGTTATTGAGCGATTGATAACAAGGGCGGGTCTTAAACCATATTTCATATTCCATGACAAAGAAACTATTTGTAAACTCACAGGTGCACGATTCATATACACTGGTCTATCAAAAATAACCGAGGATAATGTGCAGGGAACAGAAGGGATTACAAAAGCGTGGCTTGGTGAAGCACATAAGATGGCTCTTTCTACCTACCAAAAGTTTGAACCAACCGTCCGGGAGAACAATGCGAAAGTATATATTGACTATAATGTGCAATTATCCCACACACCTATTCATCACATATTTACTGAAGACCCTGAGTCGTACCCCTTTGAAGGGAAGAAGTCATTGGATGAACTTGCGTACCTTTTCATGGACTATAGGGACAACACCCTTTGCCCTGAAAAAACAATACGCATGGCGGAGCGTCATAGAAAGCAGTACTCCCTCCAGGACTGGGAATGGATGTGGTTGGGCAAATTAAGGGACGCTTCTGAAAAACACCTTTGCACTGATAAGCTAATCACGGATGCATTTGCAAGGGTACTTCCTGTTGACGAAGACGAGCAGTTGGTTGTTGGTATTGACTGTGCGCACATGGGTGGTGATGAAATAACAATGTACAAACGTAGGGGATTCGTATTCCTGGACGATGGATTTAAGCGGAGCATGATGACATCCCCGGAAATATTCCGGGAGTTCGAGGCATACGTGAACCTTGATAAGTCCTGTATCGTTGTTATTGACAATGGTCATGTTGGGGCAGCTGTTGCTGACATCATGGAGGAAGCGGGTTACTATGTTGAACGTGTGAACTTCGGTGGAACTAAAGAAAAACATTTTGACCCTGAGCATTGTAAGGATGCGGCAACAGACATGGCATTCAATTTTGTTGACATGCTCCCACAACTCTCTATGTATAGGGATGATATACTTAAGAATCAAATCGTGCAAAGACGCTGGAACTATATATAGATAATAAGGCAGTAAGAAAATTAGAACCAAAGGAACAGTTTGCAAAGCACGCTGTAAACTTAGAAGGGCACAAGTCCCCGGACAGGGGTGACGGTGTATTCCTATGTTGTTATAACAGACTTAAACAAAGATTTACAATGAATACAAGTGCGTTCATTAAAGCATGGAATAGATAGGATAACAAATGAAACTTTCTGATTTCTTTAATAAAACAAAAAGGATTAAAAACAATCTATTGACGGGGAAAGCTATTAAAGAATACCAGCTAAATTCCTCCAGGGTCATAGACACAACTCTTGCACGTGCTATATACCATAACACTGCTGAGAACTATAAACTTTCAGGAGGATTAGTTCGCCCAATCATAAATGCAGATGTGTCTTTCATTGGTTCACCCTCATTTACATGTGAGGATGAAACTCTTCAAGAAGCAATGGACAGTATTCTTAAAAACAATTCTAATGTACCTACACAAGTTCATAGATTGAGTTTACGTGAAGGGGACTTTTTTATTTGGGCAATGTGGGATGAAATTGTAAACGAAGTTGCTTGGTATGGACTACCTGTTGACAAGTTAGATGAGGAAGTGCGCCACCCAATTACAGATGAAGTCATTCAGTATGTGTTTTCATGGGGCATAACATATAAGGACATTGTCCATAAGGACAAACGTGCAAACATTAAAGTTGTTATTGACAAAGAATTGATTTCATTCAAGTACACTAAGGATTTAAAATCAGAAAATAAAACAGTGCGAAACGTTCTTGGATTCATACCTATTGTACAATTCAGTAACGATAGGGAGTCCTTTGAATATAGAGGGCACTCTGAAATAACAGCGATAGAACCATATCTAAGGGCATATCATGATGTGTTACTCTCAACACTTCAGTCACATAAGAACAATGCAACACCAAGATTAAAATTAAAAGTACATGACATGGCTTCATTCCTCGATAACAATTTTGGGTCGGGAACATATAAAAAAGTTAAGAATGGAGAGCACATTGATTTATCAATAGAGAATTTAGACTTGCTTGCTATTCAGGAAGGTGATGATGCAAGCTACTTGACATTCTCTTCTGACAACGGCTCTATAGCATTGTTGCAATTGTTATTCTATCTCATAGTTGAAACTTCCGAGGTTATTGAAGTTGTTTTTGGAGCACACCTGGACAGTTCACGTGCTTCAACGGATAACCAACTACCAGTGTACTCTAAGAAAATAGAAAGGAAGCAAGAACAATTTTCTAAGTCATGGGAAAAGCTAATGGAAATATCTCTCAAGATAAGAGGGTTTGCTTCTATGCAGGTGTATGATAATGCTATGCAAATAAAATGGGCATCACCTGACTTTGAATCAGCAAAAGAAAAAATTGATAAGCTACTTTCTTTTGCAAATGCTTGCAGAGAACTGCTTAATAATGGTGTAATATCCTATAGAGAATTACATGAAAAATCAAAAAAGTATATAGACGCTATTCACCCGGACTATGATGAACACATGAAGGATGTAAAAGAAACGGCTATGCTCCTTGCAATGTTCAAAGAAGATTCAATGTCACAGGGGTTGGGCATAGAGGGGGATGAATATGTCGACTAAAGCACTACTAAAAGAATCAAGAAAGAAATCAATAAGTCTCTTACAAAGAGTGAAAGGGGGAGTTCTTAAAGTGTATGTTAATCAAGGTGGTGAGTTCGCTAAACAAGTTGCCTTCCTTGAAACAACAGGTTCCGGTGCGAAGTATAACTTAACAAAATCAAGTTGGGGAAAAATAAACAATTCTTTGAAAGAGCGTTCAGCAATATTGCGGGAAGAATTAAAAGTGGTTTATGAAAAATCAATTCGCAAAACAATAGACATAAATGCAGGTGCATTGAATAACTACAATAAAAATTTCTTAGTGAAGTTTACTGACCTTGACTCAAAAGTTCTTGACAAGGTATATAAAGAAATAAACAGTGAATTGTTTAATATGCAATACCAAAAACTTTTCAAGGACGGTTTGACTGTATCCCAAAGGATATGGAAACACTCATTAAAATTTCAAAAGGACTTACGAACGGCTGTAGAGGATGGTGTTAAGTTAGGAAGAAGTGTTGAAGCTATTAGTAAGGACATCAATGCTTATGTACGCAAGGGGAAACAAACCATTGCGAAACGTTATGGCAATTTGGACAACAGTCCTATAAGGGCTGGCGAGAGTATTGAAGATTGGAAGAAACGAGTTGCAAGATTTAAATCAAGGCTCCCTCAAAAAATAGAGTACAACTCTTTGCGATTAGTTCGGACTCAAATACAAGGCACTATACAAAAATGTAATGTTGCTGCTGCCGACTACACACCTTCAGTGCGTAGTTTTGATTGGGTGCTTAGTGCTGCTCATTCAGTGTATTCAATATGTGATGATATAGTTGAAGGCAATCCATGGGATCCAGAAAATTTTCCTTATGATATGCCCCCGCACCCAAACTGTATGTCAACGATTAAGTACAATGAAATACCTGATGCACAATTTAAAAAAGATTTAACAACTT